ATCTTGTCTAGTCGCTTCTGAGAACCAAGACCATGTTTCGCCGCACGTGCGGAAAGACGGTCTTGTGCAGACCGCCTTGCTTCTCTTATTTCAGTAAACTTTTTCATAGTATTATGATGGATATGGGTTTACTATATCTGGATTGATTCTCCAAGAACCTTGACCAAACTGTCCACCGTCCGCATCCCAATAGAATTCAAGAGCGTCAAATTCTGCTTCCGTCATAGATCTTTTAATTACTAGCATTTTTTCAGGGAAGCCCTTGTGGAACAATGAAACATTGCTGTGGTATTCCCAGAAACTTCCAGAAGTTTCCACCTCTCCAAAACCGATTGCTTCGAGTGTTTCCCCATAAGATCCATCACGATGATAATACACAAGTCCGTATAACATCTCGGCACCTAAATCATAACGTATAAAGAGGAGTGCACCATGACCCTCATCTGTTACAATTGGTTTACCACCAGATTCGCCATATGGTTGATCAGTGGAAACGCCATAAGTCATCCAATCGCCCGCGATGGCTTGATGGAAAAGCAAAGGAGATGGTGCCGTTGATTTCATATCCCCTGCGTGTGGGAACGGGTCGCCTAAAGATGGTGCTGATGCGACTGGTGGGTTGTCTGCGTCAACACCGGCAATTACTGCACCAGCATTAACAACAGCACCCGCTAAAATTTTATTTGCCATTTTTGTTTAAAACCTCTTTGAGTTTTATGCTAAGTCTTTATCGTGGTTCAGGTTGCCTTTCTTCTTCTTAACGATGAAAGCGTTAACCCTTGCCATTCCCCATTGTTGTGGTGTGGTTCCTGGACGATGACCAGTCTTCCATGCCGCAACGCCTCTATTATAAACCTTGCGAAGTGTGTCCGGTGAGATACCTGACTTCTTCGCCTTCGCTGAGATACCGTCCGGACCTTCGTCCAGATCAATACTATCATACATTGAGTATCGTTTTTCTTCAAGATAATTCTTAAAAGAAATCATGCTAATTTCCTTATCATTCCCGCAAGTACCTTTGCGTCAATATCTAGACCGAACTTACGGATAGTATCAGCAGCGGCAAACTCTGGAGAAGTGTATTTACCTTTACCCATCTCACGTTTAATGTGTTGCGCCACCTTCTTATACTTGTCCTTATTTATAGTTTTTGATCCGAGACGACTCATCAAATCGGTCACCCAGTTCTCGAAGATGTCATCTTGGCCTGGCGTGTCTTTGAAGTAACGTTTACGTAACTTATCAGTACCTTCATCACCCGCACCGTGTTCTTCTGGGACGCAGTCTGGTACCATCTTACCACCCTTCTTTTTCATACCGACTTGCTTGTAACCGTTCCAACAATCTTCGTCGTACATATCCTTGAACGACTTGGTGTACTTGGATGGTTTAGTCTTAGCGGTTTTGTCTCCTGGCGCTGGTTTATATGCAGACGAATCGTCATCTGCTTTCTTACCGTGCTTCTTGAAGTGAGCGTCGCGTTTGACTTTGGTGGACTTCTTGAGACCTGCGTGGTATTTTGCTGGTTGTGTACCTTCGCGGTCTTTGATGTCTGGATCTTGTTTCTCGACAAGATCGACAGCATCTAACCACTTTCTCATTTTCTTACCGTCAGATGTTTCTACGATGACATAGTTTGCACCTAGAACGGATACAGTAGCAATCTCATCACTTTCTTTGATCACTACTGTATCACCAACTCCAAACAGTTCACCCGAAACATATTGTTCACGAGTTTCTGATACTGATTCGAGTTCTAGGTGATTACGGAATTCACTAGCTTCTTTCAACCCCATGCCTTTACGTACATCGTTGAATAACGTACGTGCGTCTTTATCGGACATAGACTTAGGTGTGCCTTGAGAGAATGCGACGAAATCATTCTTCTGTGCGTTCTCTCGTTGTTTAGAGGCAGACATGCCTTCTACTCCAGCAGAATCTGGATCTCTCTTTCCTGCAGATACTACTTTGATGTTTTTGAAATTGTAGAAACCATGCCTTGCTTTCTGTCCGTTGTACTTTTTCAACAGGACGTCGAATTCTGTAATTCTGTCGTCACCTACAACCATAGTAACTGATTTATAACCTTGGTTGTACAGTGTGACCATTGCGTTGATAGCGGTCTTGACAGACTTATCAACCATGACATTTCGCGCATGTTTTGGAAACATCTTGCGAGTATGCTTTACTTTTTGTTCGTATGTAAGTGGATTCTTCTTGGAGTCAGAAGACTGCGACATGAAGATCTTATAGTCAGACTTACCAGACTTTAGCGCCAAAGTGTCCATCACTTTGCCATGTCCGACTGTGGGTGGGTTCATACGACCGAACGTAAAGTATACTTCGCGTTCTTCCTCGACTAGGTATTGTGAGAAGTTCTTGATCACTTCTTCGCACCACCTTGTCGCTTAGCACGCTTGCGTTCCATCTCTTGCTTACGTACCGTTTTGATTAATCTACGGGCAACCCTGTCTATACGATTTTTTAGTGCAGGTTTGTCTAATCTTTTTTCGATTTCTTTTCTACGCGCAACCGTTAGATCACCCTTGGGTATGCCCTTGGTGAGTTTTTTAGCGAACTGTATTCGTGCTTGTCTTTTGGCACGCTTCTTCAGCGTATCCATATTAGCAGTTTTTCGTTCTGCGCGTTTACGACCCATCGCAATACGAGCTTTGTTTCGCTTCATACGCATTGCAAGTTTTCGTCGTTGTGAAGCATCTAGTGCCTCTGATGTGTCAATAGACGTTTTTCTTTTCTTTGCATTATATGCTAACTGTCCGTCACCTGTCTGTGTATAATCTACATTAACGAACTGTTTAAATGACATAGGCGCCATTCTATATTTCCTCTATTGGTTTATTCCATATTATCTACGAGCTGAATCCCAACCCTTTAATATATCAGATGAAAAGTTGTTGTATGAAAATTCCATACGGTCAACCAGTTTCACCGCATCACCACCAAGTGTATCAATTGCAACGTATCCTTCTTCGCCAGTCACTTTGTAACCATTAGAAGTTTTCACGAAAGTGTCAATTGACTTAAGTTTGTCTAAACTATTTATAAGCTTTAGTTTTGCAAGTACAATCAATTTTTGCAACTCAAACATTTTTTCCAGATTTGCCTTGTTTGTAGGAGAGAAAAACTCCATCTCATCCTTCATCTTAGCGATCCAAGCATCCTTACCGCGTTGAGACTTCTTACTATCTATCTCTTTCTTATAGTACTTTTGTCGATGTGCGATCAGACCTGCAACGTGTTTCTTCGAGTTTGGTATCAATGCACCCGCACGTACGAATGAGTTGTTATACGTTTCTATTGCTTTAGCGAACTTAGGGTTGTCAGCAACCTTCTTAAGAGTTGTCGATGATGTCTGCTTGAACAGACGACCGATTTGCGTCAATAATTTATTGACCTCTGTTGTCTCGCGTTCACTCATAGTTGCGTTAGTGACATCGGTCATCATCGCATCTTGTGACCAAACGTTGCGTGACTTTTTCAACTTGCCTACATCAACACCGTAGTCCGCTTTCATATTCTCAAAAGATGTACCGGTGTATGTTGTGTGCCATACGATACCGATCTTAGCAGAACGTACTTCTTCCGCTTGATCATAGGGAACTGCGTACGCGATTGTGTTTGGGTGAAACACGCTGTACTTCTGACCATCAATGGTCTTAGTAGTGACATCTCCGTCACCGAATAAGAAGTCGCCTTGAATGACTCCTTTGATGCCGAGCGCAGGAAGATATCGTAAAGCATCTTTCATCTTAGAGTTCAGGTCACCCGATGTGTCCGCATCGATATCTGCGTCTGTCTTGTAGACTTTTGGGTTCTTGTTGAAGATGCCTTTCTTAGCGACAAAAAACTCGCCGTCTGACGGATCAGTGCCACAAAAGATCGCAGGCGCACCGTCCCATTTCACAGAGATTCGACCCTTTGATGTGCCAGATAACATGTCGCGCAGTCCACGCAAGGCATTGATCGCCTGACGTGTACCGTCAACTCCACCGTACAGGACCTTGTCCTCGATGTGGGTCATGTGGGTATTCTTCTGTTCCGTTATAAAGTTTTTAAAATCCAGCATCATTTTACCAATTTCATCTTAAACCCTAGTTTATTACCACCAGCATATCCCGCCCAACCAAATTCAAAATCAGCGTCTCTGAAGAAGTTGTGTTCGAAATTTAATGTCCTTTTCTTAACATCAACATTAACTTGAATCAATGCAACCTGTCGCGCAATGTTCATAAGGGATGTTTTAATTTCTTTTGAATTGTTCAGTATTTTCCAAATCGACTCGCCGAGCGGAGAAATGATGAGCCTGACTTTATCGTCTCCTTGGATAATCCTTTCTGTCAATTTCATATTAAGTTCTTTCCAGAAAGGATCAAGTAACAATTTTAGCTGGGCATTACTCTTATCCCCCACCCAATCTTTTATTGACTTTATCGTGATTCTGTTCCACCGCACGTCCATAATGTCTCCTAATTTTTTGATCGCGTCGGTTTCCATATATTGATGAAGTTTGATCATCTGATCCTTCATAGAGTTTTGCGCTACAATCTTAAATATAGCAAGTGACGCTTCATTATCCAACCTAGACCCAGCAGTTTTTGCTCTGCCCTCAATCTTATCAATAATGTTTTGGACTGTTACCTTGCCGCCGCCACCAGACTTAACAGAAACCGGATATTGTATACCCATACGAACTCCATAAAAATCAATTAAAGGTTCGTTAGAAGCGGTGGGAAAATATGCCTTTCTAAACCTAAGAGCATTCATAGACCAAACTGCCGCTAATATTTCACCAAAATCGGCAGAAACCTTAGCGAGGTCTTGAGCCGTGAATGGGTTGTCCGTTAACGGTATTGTGTTCCTTTTCGTATTCGAAACTTCAATCAGGTGCATCAAAGCCTCAACTACAGATTGATCAAACTTGTTACCGAGTTGATTGTCAACTATAGTTGAGATTTCTCTGGAGGTAACTGTTTTTCCAGCAAGACCAAGGTTGTCAGGCGTTAATGCTTTATTTGCGAACAGTGTACTTCCGGTCTTCACAGCGCCGACATAATTATTGACCCAAGGGATCTGAGTTCCAATTGGAATCTTACCTATATCGTCCGTCGTCACTAGTGAAAGAGTCTCGAACTTTGAAGATATCGTTTTATTATAATCGG